GTCCTGCTGCCTTTGTGCTTTTTCTCCCTCCTGCATCAACAAGAGGGAGACTTTTTTTACCATTTACCTTGAAATGTTCTTTCCAATATTGTTTTCTGTTCCATCAAATCTTCGTCCTTATCCCAACCTCTTGGAAGTAATCCGATTAACGATGTATTGTTTCGCCATAATAGTATTTTTCCAGACTCCTCTATCCTATATGGTCCTTCAATCTCCATGTCATCTGATGTTTTCGCACTTTCATCTATCATGTTGTACAATCCTTCATTGATTGGCGTCAATTCAGAGCCATTTGTTAGAAGTCTGCTAATTACCCCAAACTTCGGTTCCTCAATAAGAAGATTCGTTTCTTCCAGATATTCGTCCGGTTCTTTTTCTGCTAAAAGAATCTTCATCTCGTCTGGTACCAACTGCTGCCGTGACTCATTTTTATGTATTCGGACATATTCATCCCGTGGCAAATCTCCAATAAGTTCAACAAGAGCCGCTTTTTCAGCATTAGGAAAAAATTGTTCTTGAATGGCCACAAACCAATAGCCCCCAACAATGTAATACACTTTTGCCTTTTCACTGTGTCCGACACTCAAATTGTCATTTTTATAGGCTTCCTTTAAAAGTTTCTTAAATATACTCGTTTTGATAAACATAATTCATAACCTCCTTTATTCATCGATATAGGTTGCCGCCATGTCGGCAAGATGCAAATATACAGCCAATTTTGACCGTTTGTATGCCGCGTTTATATCCCGGCTTCCACCTCTGACCGCATCGTCAAAGGCTCCCATGTGCCACCGGATGGCAAGTATCTCCTCATCCGTCAAGTTCATAAACCGCTGGATGATAAAGATTGATTTTTCCCCATGCCCTGCTGGGAAAGATTCCGTGTTGTGTACATACGTTCTTTTTGTCTGTTTTTCTCCAGCCTTATGCATCGTCACCGGAAAAGATTTGGTATTGTATTCGTATGCTATTTTCTCCTTTTCAAGCTGTGGCTTATACAAATCCACTTTACATACATCGTGCAGCAATCCAACAATAGCAATTGTTTCTTTTGTATATCCTTGAAGCACCTCTTTTTTCATTAAACGATTCATAACATTTACAGAGTGCTCCACCAAGCCCCCTTCATAACTTCCATGATATTTTGTGCTCGCAGGTGCCTCTAAGAACCCTTTATCAACAAGATAACCTAAGAGCTTGTCCGCTCCTCTTCTTTTGATATGTTTTTTGTATAATTTTACAAATTCATTTTTCATTTTGATTCCTCCTTGGTTGGCATTTCATCACAGCAAACTGGATGTAATTTTCTCAAAAGTGCATCATATCCGTCAATTACATATTTCGCCGAAACCTCATAGCACTTAATTCTGTACTTTGAAGCTGTTTCTTTTTCGATAAAGCAACCATTCCAATCGTACGCCTCCCTAATACCAATAAATACATCTGCCTGTGCCAGCTTTTTAAGGCTTTCTCCTAAATACCACACCGCTTGGTTATTGCTCTTTGGTGGATTATCTTCTATGTAACTGTCAATCAGTTCCAGTTCTTCTCCCTCGTAAATCTCTGCGATTTTCTTCATCTTCTGAATGCTTTCTTTGATTTCTTTTTCTGTTCTGCCTTTCATAGGCACTGATACAAATAATTTTTTCATGTTATTCATCCTTTCTTTTTTATCATCCGAATACTGATATTCCACAACACTAGCATGGCTACAGTTTTTAAGATGTTTGCAATTATGCTCTCTCATATATTCTAAATTGTTACTCATAATTACTCCTTTTCCGGCTTTTCACTTTTCTTCCTCATTTTCATAACTTTTTAAAATACATTCCGTCGCGCCGTTCAAATTCAATCACCCATACGTAAGGATTCGCATCCCAACCGTAACGGTCGAGGTCGGATTTCTTGATGGTTGAGTTCCAAAGTATCTCCCACTCTTTTAATGCAATCTCCATATCTTCGCAATGAACTGCTGCCGAAAGTAATCCTTCGTTGCGTATTCCATCAATATCAATATCTTGCAACCGCTCCGCTTTAACATTAGTAATTTTCAGAAAAATTCGTGCAGCTTCTTTCGGCATGTGGATGGACGGATGCCAAGTATCAGCTAAAGAATATTTACTGTCCTCGCATGATGCACGGTACATATAGCATCCATGTTCTTTCTTCTTAAAATCATATATCACTGGATTCTTGCATCCATCTGGAGTAGTATCCAATCCGCAATCCCAACATGGACACCATCCCCATGTTTCTCGGACATACAATACATCGCCTTTTTGGTATGGCAGTTTAAAAAACTTCTCGCCATATCTCGGATAACTAGTTTCAAATGTACCTCGGCATGATATTGCGTTCTGTGGTGTAAATGCGGTATATCCAAATTCTCCATCTGGGGGAATATATCCTTTCACAATTCGCCTTGTGCAAGTCTTTCTTCCGTTTAGAATTGCCCGAACCATTTCCGCGTTAAACAATATAGGTTTTATGCTCATTTTATTACCCCCAATCTATGATTTATAATATACAAATCAATCTTTTCGGCACATTTGTTACACACTTGATACTCTTTCTGCTTACCATTCATTTTTACGCTACCATACTGGTTAAAATCTACATTTACGCCATCTGAATTGTAATCAATTTCTTTTCCACACATATCGCAATTTACTTTTATCATGATATTTCCTCCTATTCTGCTTCTGATTGAAGCCATTCAAGTATTGTTGGTGCTTTTGCTCGGCAATCTTTGCAAGAAATTTTACCTTGCCCGCAGTCTTTATCTGCATATCCTATAAAATCTACAAAGCAAGTGTATTCCCTTTTCTGAATAAACTTCGCCAACTCTTCATCCGACATATTCCTGATTCTGTCTGCGTTAGTCATCTTTTTCTCCTTTCAGTTATGTTGCATCAAGTCAAGTTTCATCTGTCCAGCACACTCATCACCAATCGGTTTTAATGGCTTTCTAGGTCTGTAACCATCCGCATTTTCGTAGAAAGCATCTACATGATTAAAAACGTATAATTTGCAGTTGTTCGTAGTCTTTGCTGTGCTTTCCGACATGGTCTTATTCTTCTCTGTGCAATAAATACCGTTCCCGGTTACAAGGTTATTGCAGTACCTACAATATTGAGCCATGATTCTTCCCCCTCATGAAATACACATTTTCTGGAATCATTCTTTTCCTGCTCCTTTCTCAAACAAATTCCAAAACTTGTCCGAACATTCTTTGCAAAAATTCAACTTCAAGTAGTCGGCTTCTACTCTTAACCAGTTTTCGGTTTTCACATTGTCGGCGTCTATTACTTTTTCGCAAATATCACAAGCTATTTTCATTCTTACTCACTCTCCTTATAAGGCTTTGGCAACGGCATCCAAGCCACAATATCATCTGCATCTTCATACTGCTCAAAATAACATCCAATATCATTACAGAAGGTTGTTACTTCAACATTTCCATGTTTTGTTGTAATCAACACCTGTTGTTCGTCATCTGGCAATTTACAATCATACATAAACTCATATTCTTCATATAGTTTCTTTTCTTCATCAGTCAAAGGTCTTACTTTGACTGGAATCCATCTATTAGTTTCTGTCATTATTTATCGCTCCAATCTATTATTCTTTTTCATCCTTTTGCCGATATATTTATATCGAATATCATCTTCTCTTTTATCGATTAAAATTTCTGTATGATTTTTATCTTCCAAACAGACATATTAAATATATAAATTTAATAAGGAGGTGGAAACCATGGGAAAAAAACATAATAAATGTGGTAAAAAGGGAAAAAACCTTTCTTTCAAAAAAGTGTGTAAATTGCTTGAGTTTTTCATCACAATAGTAACGCTTTATGAAAAGTTATCTCATATTTTTACATAGTAGATCGCGACCATCCGGTCGCCATCTGCTTTACCACTCCGGTTCCACATCAGGTGCCTTTGGCATATAGCCATCCTCAATCTCAATTTTTCGCAATGCATATCGCATGCTTATTTCTTTATCATCCCATGCATACGCATAGCCATCTGGAGCAAATGCACTCTTACATTTTCGATTACAGCGGTCTATAATCGTTTGATAACTCATGTAATTCTTTCTTGCCGCTTCCCGCGCTGACGAGTACACTTCTACCACGTCACCATTACAATCTATTTTTGCAACTGGTTGTCGGCGGCTCTTTGCCCCCGTGCGTTTTCCCAGTTCACGTTTGCTTATGTATGAAATATTCTGTATATGGTTTTCATATTGACATCCGTTTTTGTGGTATGCCACATGTCCCGGCGGCGGAACTCCTAGAAATGTTTTCGCAATCAACTGCATCACAATTTCTTCTCTACTCTTTCCATCCCTGGTTAGTTTAACAATCATCCTTTGGCTTCCACTCATATGCTTGTGATATGGTCTTAGCAAGCGTGTTTTTCCTGATGGATACACCCGCCGGATATTTCCCTCTGTATCCGCTTGATACTTTCCATCATAACCTGGAATGTCCTTCCATGATTCTTTCATGTGCCGCTTTCCTCCTCATAAAACTCGTGACTTCCGTCAACCACCTTTTCTTCCTCCTCATCCTCAAACGACCAGCCATACAACCGAAGTACCTTATAGCCATCCATTAGAGCTTGACCGTTTTCTTTTTTATAGGTTCCGTCATATTTAATTAACTCAGTTCCATCCATCGCTGCATTGAGCAGCACTAACATCTGATGGAGTATGGTCAATTTAGCCACTTTTTCGGATACTTCCTTTCTTTCCTCCTCTGTACATTCATAAAGCGGTTTCCCGGCAAAGAAGTAGCTAAGCCGTGACGGATAAAGACACGACTGATTCAACACAAGCGCACTCCACAATGCATTCTTCACCTTTTCCTCATCCTTTATCTGGGCAATTCTCCCCTCAACAATATCAGTCACAAAGAGCCTGCGGCGTTCATCTAACTTTTTCAGAACATCTTTCATATATTTCTTATTTGCTTTTTGTTCCTTTTCCTTCTGTTCTGCCGGTGTCAGTTTTTTCTTGACTGCCTTTTTCTTCCTAACGACATCAATCTCAATCCAATTAATGTAATAATAAAGTTTTTCATTCTGCTTATTTTTTAACTGGATACTCTCTGGCACCTCGTCATTCATTCGGAAACTCTTTACCTTCTCCCATTTATTTCCGTATTGTTCCCTTGCATACTGTTTCGGAGCTTCAACCACGCCCAATTCTTTCAGCATTTTAACTATGGCATCTGTTTTCTTCTGTCTCTCTTTTTCTCGTATGTACGACTGAACTTTAGCAACTAAATTACGATTGTCCGTGGCTTCACGGAGAATCTTATTCCGTTCTTCCACATCCTTAATACGTTCCAGTTCATAGAGGTCTTTCAGGGACAGTTGAAAATCCTTATCCTGCTCTTTATTTTTCAGCTCGTCCTGGTCTAGTTTGGCAATGTTCAATCGATGTTTAATTGTCGTTTTGCTAAAGCCAGTTTTATCTGCAATAGTATCCTCCGTCTCGCCCAAATCAAGCATCATCTGGAATCCCTGCGCCTGCTCCCACACCGTCAGATCTTCACGCTGCATATTTTCTTCCAGCATGATAGAAACCTGCTCTTTTTTGGATATCTTGCTAACAATCTTGCAAGGAACCGTCTCTATACCTGCCAGTTTGGCTGCTGCCAATCGCCTATGTCCGATTATTACATGAAAATCACTGGATAAAGATTCTGTATCAGCGTCCGGCTGTTCCTCCAGTTCTTCTGTCAAGGCCGACAGAGGAATTACGGTCAAATTCTGCATAACGCCCTGCTTCTTGATTGATTCTGCAAGTTCCGTTACATCCCCGACATCTTTTCTCGGATTATCCGGATGCGGGTAAATGTTAGCTACGTTTATCATTACAATTTCTTTCCTGTTCTGCATTGTCTCATCCTTTCCACTAATTACTTTTTCCCAACATTCCTTGTGCAATTTCTGCATACGTGAAGGATTCACGTACACTTCCAACTTTGCATAGTGCATGATTTCTATATAGTTTTAAAATTCTGACCGGCACTCTTTTTTCCCGTCCATCTTCTCTTTCTCCCAAAGGTGCCGGCTTATACACATACACCA